CTGACATTATAGGCCCAGCGTTCTATGATCTTCATAAATATGTTAAGACTAATGCATATACACATTACTGGCTTAAGGGTGGACGTGGTTCCTTAAAATCTTCTTTCATTGGTACAGAGATTCCTTTAGGGATTATGAGAGATGCGAAACGTGGTGTAATGAGTAATGCCGTTGTTATCAGACGTGTAAAGGACACTTTAAGGGGTTCAGTCTATGAACAGATCAAGTGGGGCATATTCATGCTGAAGGCTGAAGAAGATTGGGATATACCTGAATCTAAGCTGCAGATGACATACAGACCGACAGGACAACAGATAATATTCAAAGGTGCTGACAATCCTAAGAAGTTGAAATCTATCAAGGTGTTTGTCGGCTATGTTAAATACGTATGGTATGAAGAATGCGACGAATTTGAGACTTATGACAAGATAACCAATATCAATCAGTCTCTTTTACGTGGTGGACATGAGTATTGTGTCTTTTATTCTTTCAACCCTCCTGAATCACAACGTAATTGGTGCAATAGGCAAGTTCTAGTAAAAAGGGATGATACATATGTCTCCCATACAACTTACTTACAGGCACCTCCTGAATGGCTTGGGGAGCAGTTTCTAATTGAAGCCAACCACATGAAGGAGACAAAGCCTGATAAGTATAGGCATGACTATCTAGGTGAGGTAACCGGTACAGGTAGTGAGGTTTTCACTAACCTCGATATACGTGAGATAACCGACGAAGAAATACAGGTATTCGATAGATTAAAAAACGGATTGGACTTTGGTTATGCTGGTGACCCATTAGCATATGTCAAAGCAAACTATGACAAGACGCGCAGGCGTCTTTTTATTTTTGGTGAAGTATATGGAACTAGACTATCAAATGCCAAGGCCGTGAAACTCATAAAAGAGATTAACCCACTCAATAAGCTAGTCACTGCTGATTCAGCTGAACCAAGAACCATTAATGAATTCAAGTTATTAGGTCTCAATATCATCGGTGCAAAGAAAGGCGCTGACAGTGTAGACAATGGAATAAAGTTCCTTCAGGACCTAGATAAGATAATTATAGATCCTATTAGATGTCCCAATGCTGCACGTGAATTCAATGACTATGAAATTGAAATGGATAGAGACGGCAACCTTAGAGGGGACTTCCCCGACAGAAACAACCACACTATAGATGCGGTTAGATATGCTATAGAAAATGAAATCCTTATGAAGAAGGCAAGAGCAGGAAAGAGGAGATTTTAAAAGATGTATTATACTTTCACGATTCCACGAGAAAAATTCGACGAGACAAACATAGACAGAAGCATGATCCTTCGTCTCATTAGTAAGCATTATAGTATTCGTGCTCCTGAGATATTGAAAAATGTCGGCTATTACTTTGGTAAGCATGCCATCATGATCAGGAAAAAGAAGTTCAAGAACCAGCCGAATAATAAGATCATGGTAAACCACGCTAAAGATATATCAGATACAGCAACGGGCTATTTTCTTTCAAACCCTATCACATTCAAGAAGAATACAGAAGACGGCAATATTGACAAGCTGACAGGTGCTTTCGTTGATGCTGAAACAGATGATACAGATTCATGCAATGCTATCAATATGTCACGTGCTGGTGTCGCTTATGAGTATGTTTACTTATGTGAGCATGAAAGCAAGCTGATGACCAAGACACTTGACCCATTGTCAACATTCAAGGTTTTCGATTCCTCAATTGAACAGCATGAACTATTCAGCGTTTACTATTCGATTGAAAAAGATGATTCTATTGACAGGTTCAATATCATCGCAACAGTAACAACTGAGAACTATGTCACAAGAATGGGAATCACATGCAATGAAGAATTCGAAAAAGGCGAGTTTTCAGAACTAGGTGAGCCTTACCCACATTTCTTAGGTGAGGACCCTATCATTGAGTATAGAAACAACATGGACTGCATTGGAGACTATGAACAGCAGATTTCTCTTATCGATGCATACAATACATTATGCTCTGACAGAATCAACGATAAGGAGCAGTTCATTGACGCGGTGCTTGTTGTTTATGGTGCTCTTTTAGGTGATGACGATGAAGAAGCAACAAAAGCGCTCCAGGCTATCCGTAAGAATGGTGTTATGGAACTTCCTGCTGATGCACGCTCTGAATATCTGACTAGAACATTTGACGAGAATGCTGTGGAAACACTCAAGCGTTCAATAAAGGAAGATATCTATTCACTTTCTCATGTTCCTAATCTGACAGATGAAAACTTTGCTGGCAACAGTTCAGGCATTGCTATTCAGTACAAGCTTTTAGCACTTGAGACCCTCACCAAGACAAAAGAGAGATATTACAAGAAAGGGCTCAAGAAGCGTATAAGAATGTTCTGTACTTACCTCAATCTAAAGGCGATTGCTGCTGATCAGTCAATGATTGAGCCTGTATTTACAAGAGGATTACCACAGAACCGTCTTGAATTATCACAGATCATTACGAACCTTAAAGGTGTTGTATCAACTAAGACACTTCTTGCACTTCTTGACTTTGTTTCAAACGTTGATGATGAAATGAAAGAAGTCAAGAAAGAACAACAGGAAGCACTTGAAACACAGAAGCAATTATTTGATACCGGAAATCAGAATACTCCTCCAGAAGATGAAGAAGAAACAGATGATCACAAGGAAGATGGTAATAATAATGATGATGACAAAGACAAGGAATAATAGTGCTCTGTTATGACTAACATCAAAAATATAAAGTACTGGGAGATGCGAGAAGCAAGGAACATGTACAAGGATATGCAGTTAGCCGAGGACTGCGCCAAGGAGTTGAGCGTAATCTATAGCAAGGCTGCAATCTACACTGCCAAACAGATTGAGGGAATATTCAATAGATTCGCTTCAAAGCATCATTTGACAAGAGACGAGGCTATTAATCTTCTTTCAGAGGCTGACAGCAGAAATTTCAAAAAACTGCTTGAAGCATACAAGAATAAGACAGGTGCCCAAAAAAGAGAGGTGCTAGCAGAATTGGAAGCCCCAGCATACAAGAACCGTATGAAGAGGCTTGACGATATTAACAAGTCAATTAATAGGCTGATTAATGCCGTAGCATCCAAGGAAAGAGATGCTATAGGGAAGACAATGCGACAGGTCTATGAAAGCAGTTATCACCATGCAGTATATGAAGCTGCAAGAATGAGCGGTCTAGATCTTCAGACAGGCCCTATTGATGAAGGCGCTCTTGAAACCATTCTAAAAAAGAAGTGGTCAGGTCAGAACTATTCCGAAAGAGTATGGAACAATACTCAGAAGTTGGCTGATGCACTAAAAGAGGAACTTATGATAGGAGCCCTCACAGGAAAGACAGAGAAGGAAATGACCGACTCAATCAACGAACAGTTCCTATCAGGTAGAAATAAAGCTAGAAGACTTGTAAGAACCGAATCGTCATACATTCACAATGAGGCGCACTTTCAGGCTTACAAGGATTACGGCATAGAGGAGTATAGATTTGTTGCAACACTAGACCTTAGAACGTCTCAAATTTGCCGTGAGAGGGACGGAAGTGTATACAGGGTTAATGATAAGAAGATAGGTGTAAACGCCCCTCCAATGCACCCATGGTGTCGCTCTACGACTATTATGAATCTTGACGATGAAACTATGCATAATCTAGAAAGATTTGCAAGGAATCCTGTAACAGGTGAAAGAATGAAGGTCCCAGCGGATGAGACTTATAAAGAATGGCATAAGAGAATGGTTGAAAAGCATGGTGCTGAAGCAATCAACACTGCTGAGTAGTCAGCTAAGAATTATTCTAGTGATAAGAAACAGCAGAAAAAATACATCACTCCATTTGATAAGGAAAATATGTCGTTATCACAATTAGAATTCCAAAAATCGAAGAATAAAAATAAAGAGGATTCGAAGAATAAAAAGAAACAAGTATTGAAGAATCTAAAAACTCATGTTAAAGATGCATCGTTTTCTATTGGCCAAGATAAAATGGTTCCTGTTAAGAAAGAGGAAAATACCAATACAAAATCAATTGAAAAGAATGATAAAAAATTAGATTTGAACAAAAAACCAGAAAGAGAAAGGATTATTTCTGAAAATAAAAAAGATAAAATACCTGAAACTACAATAGTCGCATTGAATAATGCTGTGAGAATGAATGAAATAGATCCGGACATTGCTAGAAGAGAGTTAACAGTTCTTTTGCCAAGCAAAACGTATATAGGATTAAATCCATTTACCGGAAGAAAAATATACATATATGATAAAGACTTTTCTTATTTTATAAAAAAACATGTAACTGATGGGTCTCTTGATATACAGGACCTCATGACAGTAAATACCATACTAGATTATGATATGGCATTTATAGCAGAAGATGGTGAGAGTTATTCATTTGTGAAACAAGCAGAGCGAAAAAATGGGGCTTATGATATTGTTCTTAAATATATTAATGATGAAGAGGAAATTTTCCATTTCAACTATAAGAGTAAAAAATCTGCAGCTAAGAACATAAAAAGGCTTAAAAAGAAAATGAGTTTATTGGATGTGAGAAATAAAAATATATTGACTTATTTAGATTTAAATGATTTAATATCAGTAGAAAAGGATAACTGATGTAGAAAAATCGGTCTCGTCTAACACGCCGTATATCTAATTAGATATATGCCGGATGAGGGATGCCCATTCTTAGAAATGGTTCGACCGCCCCTCCAGTTATCCTTTTTATTTGATTACCATTACGCAAATCGACTAAAAGAATAGTCGTTTTTTTTCTTTTATACAATCTCAAGGAAGGAGCACAGCATGGCAAGGGATGATTATCATGTAATTGTTTATCAGATTCTATCCTACCTGTATATGCAGCTAAAGCAAGGAAAGGATATTGATGCATCACTCATAAGACATGACAGTAAATATCTGCAGATCAACAGAAAGTACTGGACTTATGTCATTGTGAATCTGTTGAATGAGGGATATATCAGTGGGATAGTAATTGACCAGGATATAGATGAAAACATAGAAATATACAACCTTGATAAATGTGAGATTACACCCAAAGGAATAGAATACCTTACTGATAATTCAACTATTGAAAAAGCCAAGAGATTTATGAAAGACTTGAAAGACATACTACCGTTCGTATAAGCCGACTATCTAGTCGGTTTTTATTTTGCCCAATTTCAAGAAAGGAGAACCATATGGCTGAAGGATTGAAACCACATCATCACCAGTACTTTGAGTATGACTGTAAAAGTCATTTTGACAGCCGTAGGCACGTCATTGTCAAGAAGGTGACATATATGTGCATGATATGCGGAAAACTCTCACACGAGACATATGAAGAGTACTGTCCGCCTCCCAAGGAAAGAAAACCTAAAGCATTGATGAAATACAGAAGCAGACAGAAGAGCGGTTGATGTTCTTCTTTTTTTTCTGTCTGTCCATAACGTGCATATGACATTAAAAGGTGCATGGATATAACAGTCATACGGACTATAAACGGAGGAATTAAAGTATGGAATACATTAAGAATATGATGCCTTTGAATCTTCAGCTTTTTGCGGAAGAAGGGGAAGAGGGGGAAGATGATACAGGCGACGAAGGGAATCCAGATAATGCGCAGTCAGGTGAACCAGAAGATGATAAAGCCAAAGTAACAACCCTCACAGAAGACGATGTGGATAGAATCGTCAAGCAGAGACTTGCCCGCGCAAGAAAGAAGTGGGATAAGGAACATACGGAAGCTGAAAGGCTTCAAAAGATGACAGATGATGAAAAGAAGCAGTATGAAGAAGACAAGAGAAAAGAAGATCTTGACAATAGAGAAGCAGCAATTACTCGTAGAGAACTGACTGCAGTTGCCAAGGAACAGCTTAATGCTGCAGGAGTACCAGCAGATATGGCTGATTTCATTGACTACACTGATGCTGATTCCGTAAATGAATCTGTCAAGAGACTCTCTAAAGCATTCAAGGGAGCGGTTCAGCAGTCTGTTGATGACCGATTAAAAGGGAAAGCACCTTTAGACAAGGCAAAAAACAATGTATTGACTGCTGAAGAAGAGAATGCAAGAAAGGCATTCGCAAATGCACTTAAATTTTAGAAAAGAGGTATAGAACATGGCAATTAACACATTACAGTATTCAACTATTTTTCAGACTGAACTAGATAAACAGATGGAGCATCTTACTCTTACATCATGGATGGATGCCAATGCCGGACAGGTCCAGTATAACGGCGGTGCAGAGGTAAAAATCCCTAAGATGTCATTAGTTGGCTTAGGCGACTATAACAGAGATGAAGGATATAAACAGGGTGCTGTTACTCTTGAATATGAAACATTCAAAATGACACAGGACCGTGGAAGAAAGTTCCTTCTTGACGCAATGGATGTGAACGAAACCAATTTCGTTGCATCTGCTGGCACAGTGATGGGAGAATTCCAGCGTTTACATGTTGCTCCTGAAGTAGATGCTTACCGTATTTCTAAGGTTGTTTCTGATGTTACAGCAAAGAAATCAGCAAACATCCTAACAACTGCATTGACTGAACAGAATATTCTTTCTGAATTGGAAAAGGCAGCGGATACTATCCGTGATAAAGGATATCAGGGTGATATCATCTGTCATATTACATATGATACTTTAAGATTATTAAAGGAAAAGTTAGTAAACAATAACATTACATCAGGTAAATTAACTATTGGAAATGTCACATTGGACATCTATAAGCTAGATGAAATCACATTCATTCCTACACCAAAGAACAGAATGTATTCAGCTATCAAGGTTGATGCTGGAGCAACAAAAGACGCAGGTGGATATACAAAGGGTGAAACTGCTAAGAATGTAAACTTCTTAATGGCGCCAATTAACAGTGTTATCGGTGTTACTAAGCAGGACAAGACAAGAGTATTTGACCCTGATACTAACCAGGATGCAAACGCTTGGCAGATTGACTATAGAAGATATCATGACTGCTGGGAAAAGGACAACATGCTTGACCTAATCATTGCTAACGTCTCAGCTGATGCATAATGATCATTGTAAAAAGAATCAACGTTGAAAGAGTCATCCACGAGGATGACCTTCAGCGTTATAAAGAACAGGGATATCGTGTCATTGAAGACAAGAAGAATGATGAAGATACTCCTGTAGAAAACAATGAAGTGACGGACCTCAACGATATGACTGTTGACCAGTTAAAGACTATTGCAAAGGAAAAGGGCGTTAGCGGATATTCTAGTCTTGTTAAAAAGGAATTGGTCGCAGTTCTCACTAAGATGCAGGAGGAGTAATCTATGGATCTAGTTGGGATTGTTGCTGAAAGAACCGGAATGAGTCAAAGCCGTGCAAAAATCTATGTTGAAATGGCAAAACAGCGTGCTCTTGCACATACAAACCGCACTGTATACATAACTGCAATGGATTTCTGTGTGGCTGATCTAGCATGTGCCATGTACTTCAGAGAGGGCATGGTCGGAGAATCATCACATTCAGAAGGTGGCATTACATCTACTTTTCAGTCTTCCACTTATGAAGATATTCTCTCAACTCTCAACAATCTGAGACTGATTCGTGCAGGAGGAATCGTTCACGAAAAGAAGCCGGAGGAGAACCAATGAGACTTTCAGCGCTTAAGAACTATCCTGTATATGAGCCTGTCATCGAAAAAGACGGTGAAGGTGTCACTACTGAAAAGTGGATCAAGAGAAAATCAATGCTTCTTGAAATATGGCCTGCATCCGGTAAATTACAGGCTGAAATGTATGGCGAGAGACTGAACTACATTCTTAATATGATTCTTCCTAAGAATAAGGATGATGATTTCAGACCCACTGAAAAGTGGGGAGTGAACGTTTATAATCAGTCAATCGATGAACCGGATTACAGAATCATCAGCATGAAGGAATATAACAGGCACTACCTCTATGAATTGGAGAAGATTATTAAATGAGCCTTAATGGTGCTAATGAATTATTTAGAAAGCTTCGCGCTATAGATGCAGTACTTGAGAATCCTGAACAGGTTCTTGGAAAGGCTGCAGAAACCATAAGAAGTGGGTGTGTGCTAGAATGTCCGGTTGAAGAGAAGAATGGCGGTGAATTAAGAAACTCTATTAAGACAAGAGTTGAAGGTGACAAGGGATATGTTTATACAAATAAGGCATATGCCCAATATGTTGAATTCGGAACAGGTCGAAAAGGTGCTGCAGACCACTCCGGAATATCTCCATACGCACATCCTTCTTACACCATGGAACCTTGGTGGATTCCGGAAGATAAGCTATCTGAGGGTGCGATAGAGAACTATCATTGGGTAGTTATCGAAGTAAATGGAAAGAGATATTACAGGTCGGATGGACAGGCTGCACAGCCATTCATGTACCAGGGGGCAAAGAAGACTGAAAAGAAAGCAGTAAAAGAGGCTGGTATTGTAATCAGCCAGTTAATCGAAAAGGATTAAAAGCATATGATCAACATTAAAGATAAAGTATATAAGGCTCTGACAGATGAAGGCCTTGAAGTTACTGATATCTATCCTAAGGACTGGGCTCATCTTCCAGCAGTTCAGTATGTTGAGGAAGATAACAGCGTATCGGAATGGACGGATGACAAGGAGCAGATATCACATGTCCTTTACAGAATCGAAATCTGGGATACTAAGAGTACATCGGGTACAGCCTTGAAAGTTGATAAGGCATTATCAGCTATGGGGCTAAAGAGAGTATCATGCAGAGATATTGATGATGCATCAGGACTTAGACACAAGAAAATGAGTTATGAAGCATATTATGATAGTGATTACATCTATCATGGTATGTAACTGATAAGGAGGAATTATATAATGCTAGCAAATGGCGCTAAATTATCTTATGACAAGACAAACAAGGGGACTTCTTATACTGACCTTCCAGGTTTGAAGAAGATTCCTGAAATGGGTATTGAAAAAGAAAAAGTTGAAAACTCTTCACTTGATAATGCAGTTAAGGTCTATGAGTTTGGTATCGGAGACCCTGGAGACCTTGAATATACATTCAAGTATGACAACAGCAAGCCAACATCTTCATACAGATTAATGAGGGAGCTAGAAAAAACAGGAGCTACCGCAATGTTCAAGGAAACATTGAAGGACGGTACTACAACTACATTCTCAGGACAGGTCACTGTTAAAAGATCGGGCGGTGGTGTCAATGATGCTATTGAATTCACTGTTTCAATCGCATTACAATCTGAACTCACTGTTACTGACCCAACAGACGTAGCAGCATAGAAAGGAAGACATAGATAAATGGAAGTAAAAGCAAAAAGAAAACCCTTCATCATTTGGAAGATTGGCGAAGAAGAATACAGATTAAAACTTACAACAGGAGAAATCTCAAGACTAGAACAGATGTATGGTGGAAGCCTTATCAATCTTCTTAATACAGAAACAGGCATGACACCATTATGCACTATGTTGGATATCGTGCATGGCGGTCTTCAGAAATTCAACAGCAACATCGACAGAAACGATGTAAATGATATGTTTGACAGATATATCGATGAAGGAGGCTCACAGACTGAGTTCCTCAGTGATATTCTAATTCCATTGTTCCAGGTATCGGGTTTTTTCTCTGGGGCTCTCGAAACGAAGATGGAAAAGGAAATGGCGGAAGCCAAGAAGAATCTCTAGAAGATATCCTGATTACAGATTACATATACAAGGCGGTCTATGATCCAGCACTTGATGCTGGAGTAGACCCCTTTTCATTTTGGAATTATTCGTTAGATGAGCTATTCGATATCATTTCAGCGCATGAAAGAAAGAAAAAAGAAATGGTGCGACAGGAAGCGATATCTCTTCAGATACAGGCCCTTCAGATAAGGGATTGTATTTCTGCTGTCCTTAATGGCAAGGATGATTCATTCACTCCTGCACAATTGTGGGACTTCTATCCTTCACTTTTTGAAGAGGATAGGAAAGAGTTTGAAAAAGAGAAGGAAAGAAAAGAGGTCGCAAGCGCTAGATCTTCTCGTATTGCCTTCAGTAGAAGACATAATGAAGCATTAAGAAAAAGAAAGGCGGTGATGCAGAATGACGGTAGAGGAACTGCAGATAGTAATATCTGCTCAGACGAAATCAGCGAAATCAGAACTGAACAGCGTGAAGAATGAAGTCACCGGCCTAAAGAATCATGTTGATAAGGTCACAGGATCAATTGGCAATTCATTCAAGAGCATCCGCAATATTGTGGCAGGGCTTGGCATTGCTTCTCTGATTAAATCAACGATATTAGGTAATGTCGATGCAGCAATCAAGAGAGTTGATACTCTTAGCAATTATAGCCGTGTAATGTCAAATCTAGGTGCTGACAGCGTTCAAGCGAATGCCTCAGTACAGAAACTAAGCAATAAGCTTATTGGACTTCCAACAACCCTAGATGATGCATCAGGCGCAGTACAGAGATTTACAGCAGTTAATGGTAATATCTCTAGATCAACTGATATGTTTCTTGCGCTTAATAATGCTATTCTTGCCGGCGGTGCAAGTTCAGAAATACAGAAATCAGCCCTAGAACAGTTGTCACAGTCATATGCTAAGGGTAAACCCGATATGTTTGAATGGCGTTCAGCGATGACTGCAATGCCTGCACAGATGAAACAGGTGGCTGAAGCAATGGGCTTTGTTAATGCTTCCGCACTAGGTGAGGCATTAAGAAATGGAAGGGTATCTATGGATCAGTTCATGAATACTCTTATGCAGCTAAATACTCAGGGCATTAACGGCTATCAGTCATTTGAGGAACAGGCCAAAAATGCGACAGGTGGAATTGCTACATCAATCGCCAATATGAGAACAGCCATTGTTAGATGTATGTCCGAAGTAATGAATACAATCGGGCAGTCTAATATTGCTGGATTCTTTACCAATATTGCAAAGGCAATTAACTCATGCGTCCCATATGTTGTTGCATTCACTAAAGTTATTATGGTCGCCGTTGGGTATCTGACGGCACTGTTCGGCGGCAAGTCAAAGAAGTTGAGTTCTTCCTTTGGTGGAGTGTCAAACAATGCTAAGAAGGCAGCAGGAAACACAGGGGCTCTTGCAAAGAATATGAACGATGCTTCCAATAGTTCACAGAAGCTTTCTAAAGGCGCAAGTGGAACAGGAAGCGGATTAAAAAAGGCAGCAGGTAATGCTTCCAAGCTCAAGAAGGAATTGAACGGTGCTCTTGCTGGATTCGATGCAATCAATAACATCAATTCAAGCAATAGTTCAAGTGATCCATCTTCTGGTGGCTCAGGCGGTTCGGGTGGTTCCGGCGGTGGTGATATCGGCGGATTCAGCATGGATGACAGCGGAGCGGAAGAACAGAAAGGGCTTCTTGAAGAAGTAGACAAGCAGTTAGAAGAAATCAAGAAGAAGGTTGCGGAATTCTTCCAGCCATTAAAGCAGTCATGGGATAAGTTTGGAGCGCCAATGATTGCAGCTGCAGTATATGCATTTAATGGCGTCAAGAACCTTCTTATGGAAATCGGCAAGTCAATGTACACAGTGTGGGAAAACGGCACAGGTGCAAAGACTGTCGAACTGATATTGAAGATATTTACTAACATCTTCAAGATAATCGGTAATATCTCTCAAGGACTGGCCGATGCATGGAATACTTTCGGTCTAGGTGATTTAATCATCCAGCGTTTATGGAATATCTTTAACTCTATATTGAAGATTATCAATGAGATTCTGAAAATAGTGAGAGATATTACTAAAGCGATTAACTGGACTGCTGTATTAGTTGCAGTGTATGGGGTTCTTAGTATCATTGATGGGTTATTCTCTTTCATAGCAGATAATGTAGGCCTTATTCTTAGCATTCTTTCAGCTATTGCAGGATTATCATTATTCTCTACTCTTGCTGGTATTCTTGGCACTGTTATCACACAGATCCAGCTTGCCGTGGGAGTCTTTTCAGGATGGGCATCACTTGCAACTGCACTAAGTGGAGCGTTTGGGCTTCTTCCACAGATATTTGCATCTATTGTAATGGCAGTGAATCCTGTAAATGTCATCATAGGGGCAGTCATTGCTACAGTGGTAGACTTATGGCAGAAGAGTAAGAGCTTCAGAGACGACATCGTAAGCATTCTAGGAAATATCGCCACTATTGTTCAGAAGGTATTTCTAAATATTGTGGCACCTATCATTGATACAGTCGGGGGAATCATTAAAGATTTTGTGGATAGTGTTCTCAAACCGTTGTGGAACGCATGGGAGAATGTATTCCAGAGCATAATGGGGTTGGTAAGTGATTTCTTAAAGTTCGTCACACCAATCTTCAGCACAATTCTTGATATTCTAGGACCTATATTCAGATTAGCCTTAACAGTATTAAGAGGTGTATTTGATATGGTATTTGCTGCAATCAGAGGAATTATTGAACTCGCAGACAAAACGATCTGTGAAAGAGTCAACAATATCAGAGAATTCTTCCGTAATCTAGGTGAATGGATGGAAGGAACTTTCGGTTTCAAATGGAAGAATGTGTTTGAAACGGTTAAGAATGTCGTCAAGGTGTTCAGAGACTACATGGGTCCTATCATCAATTCCGTACAGGTTATTTTCATGGGTCTAGCTAACTTCATCGGTGGCGTGTTCTCAGGCAATTGGAGAAGAGCGTGGTTTGGTGTCAGACAGATTTTTGAGGGTATTGTTTCCGGATTAGAACACATCTTCAAGGCTCCATTGAATTTCATGATTGATGGAATTAACAAATTCTTAAGTGGTATCGGCAAGATAAAGATTCCTGACTGGGTTCCGGGTGTCGGTGGAAAAGGATTCTCAATCCCTAGGATTCCTAGACTTGCAAAAGGTGGTATCGTAAGTGCATCCACTATCGCCAATATTGGTGAAGCAGGAACAGAAGCAGTAATCCCATTACAAAGAAACACACAGGGACTTGATATGATTGCTGAAAAGATTTCAGAAAGATTATCACTTTCTCAGAATGACGGCACAGGTGCTACTTATGTAATTAAGTTAGTGCTTGATGACGGTAGAGTAATCACTAAGATGGTGATTGACAATATCAAGGACTATGAAGCACGCACAGGCAAGCCTGTATTTGACTATTAGGAGGTGGAATAAATGGCAGATGAAGCGAAAATCAAGATAAACGGAATACTTATTCCGACTCCTTCAGAGATTAGCGTAGAAATCAATGATTTAGATTCGGATAGTGTCAGACCTGTTTCAACAGGCATCTTAAGAAGAAATAGAATACGTTCTAATATGCTTAAAATCACATGTACTTATAAGCTTAATACATTCACGGATGTAATGAATATTCTAAAGGTACTCACTCCGGCAGAGTTCACAGCAGAACTCTACATTCCTGATCATGGTATCAGAGGAACTAAGAAGATGTATTCTTCAAATAAGAAGTACAATTATAAGAGAGTGCAGTCTGGTCTAAAGGCAGATTCATTCTCTTTCTCTCTGATTGAGGTGTGATCATATGCTTATAAAATATGGAGAGACAAATGTAACGGACAGACTTCTTGATTATAAGATGTCTGTCTCTTTTGCTGACTGCCGTATGATAGGCAACGTGCCATCAATTGAACTGACAATGAAGTTCGATAACTATGATGGCATTCTTGACAACATCGACATCAGCAAGTACTGGGAAGTCAAGGAGAATGATGCATCTGATACAAGATACTTCAAGGTGTATGATCAGCCGGAGAAGTACACCAAGGAACTTACTCTCAAGATGTATGACAACAACTATTCTCTTGACAAGGCATACGATACTAAACTGTCTTATCCTGTCACTATAAAAGACCAGCTAGACGAGATTGAAAGTCTGACTGGTCTTTCTATTATTCGTGAAGGAATACCGCAGTACGTTCTCGATAAGAGCGTATCATGGTACGATAACACGATTGTGATAAGAAGTTACTTAGGCTGGATTGCGGAACTGTTTGCAGCGAATGTCTATGCAGAGGGGATTGATTCCATTAGGTTTGTACCAATTGAAAAGACTGCCTTTGCTGCTACACAGGATTTAACAGATTACGAGAAGAATGAGGTGTATACACTCACAAGAGTATATGCTGAAAATGGTCTCAATCCTCTTTCTAAAGGCGATGAGACAGGAAATACGTTATTTATTGATTCAGCAAATCTATATGCAGATGAACAGAACATCATAGACAGCATCTATGACAGACTTAATGGATTGACTTTTAATCAGGTGAAGAATGTCACAATGATATCGGTTGATAACCTTCTCCCTGGTGCTCTTGTCAATTATAACGATAATGAATTCACTTTCTTTGTATCTGATCTAACTGTCAATTACAAGGGTGGACAGTTCTCTATGTCTACAGTTGACGGCAGTGTGACAACAAAGAATGAAGAAAAGACAGTGAAGCGTGTATCTAATACAACACGAATCAGAAAGCTGCAGGTTAAACAGGACCAGGAATCTTTGAAACTAGATATTATTGCTAAGGAACAGGAAGGCATCAATGACAAGATGGCTCAATTAAGCCTGTCCAATGAGAAGATATCACTAAGGGTTTCAGAAGTTGAAGAAAAGGCTGGAGAAGCACTCAAACAGGCACAGGGCTCTGTTAAGAAGTTCATATGTGAGTATGCTAGTTCAAATGATGGAGTTACACCTCCTGAAACAGGATGGTCAGAGACTTCACCGACTTGGAGACCTGGATTATATATATGGCAGAGAACAGCCACGACGATCAACAATACTGTCACATACAGTACACCAGTATGCATCACAGGCGCTAAAGGCGAGGATTCAATATTATTGTGTATAGAATCATCGAATGGCACGACATTCAAGAACAGTGATGTGGCAACTATATTCACAGTAAATATCTATGTGGGTGGAGTTGTGATTGATAACTCCTCAAAGTTAAGAGAAACATTTGGAGATAATGCATATCTGCAGTGGTTCATTAAAAGGCATGGAGAGACAGAATTCAGCAAGATTCCGTTAGATGATTCAAGACTCAATGACAACGGGTTCATGTTTACTATTTCAGCAAAAGACATTAAATTCAAGGCAGTATTCAACTGCGAATTAAATATTTAGGAGGAAAATTATGGCAATTAAAGCGGTCAATCAGATTGACGTTATCGACTTAACCGATGGTTATTCGGTTGTATTAACAAATGACAACTATACATTCTTAGGTACTACTAGTGCAGTAAACGGCACACAGACAACTACTACACAGGTAATGGCATTATGTGGTAGCGAACAGGTTCCATGTACTGTAGGAACTATTACATGTCCTACAGGAATTTCAGCAGTTTCTGATGGAAAAGCACCAATGCCAACAATCACAATCACTGCAACATCTGCATTAACTAAGAGTGGAACTATTACTATTCCTATCGTTGTTGATGGTGATATTACTATCAACAAGACATTCAGTTTTTCAATCGCATTTAAGGGGCAGACAGGTCAGAACGGTACAAGTGTTACTGTAAGTTCCACTTCTGTAACTTACCAGGTTGGTGCAAGTGGCACTACTAAGCCAACAGGTGAATGGAGCGCTACTGTTCCAAATGTACCTAATGGTCAGTTCTTATGGACTAAGACAGTAGTAAAGTACTCTGACGGCAAATCAACAGAAGCATATTCAGTTTCTTACAAAGGTACAAATGGAACAAACGGTTCAAACGGTACTAGCGTTACCGTAAGTTCAACATCAGTTACTTACCAGGCTAGTACAAGTGGTACTACTACTCCGACAGGCACATGGAGCACTACAGTACCAAGCGTACCAAACGGTCAGTATCTATGGACAAAGACTGTTGTTGTATATTCAGATGGCAAGTCTACTGAATCATACTCTGTATCTTATAAAGGCACAAATGGTATTAACGGTACAAATGGTAAGGATGCTATCACGATGGCAATCACCTCAAGTGGTGGAACAATCTTTAAAAATACCGCTATTGCTACAACTTTAACTGCTCATGTCTACAAGGGTGGAGTTGAAGTAACTGGTTCTGCATTATCTGCATTAGGAACTATCAAGTGGTACAAGGATGGTGGAACTACTGCAGTAGCAACAGGGGCAACATATACAATCGGTGCCGGCGATATTACGAACAAGGCAACATTCAGCGCACAGCTAGAAGGATAATTATATGATTAAGGCATCGGCTAGCATGACCCTCGTGAGAGTCAACGATGGCGAAGACGGCCAAGGAATTCGCTCGATCACTCCGGAGTATTACCTATCAGATTCTGCAACGGAAATGCCCGATGCAAGCAGTAACGGGTGGAAAAGCGTTCCCGATGACTACATTGACAAGCATTATTACTGGGTTAGGTCGAAGATATTATGGGATGATGGAACATATACAACGACCACCCCAGTGCTTGCAAATGACCTAAAGTCAATCATTGACGATTACGACAACAGAATAAACAACATGAACAGTCAGCTGCAGCAGGCAACTAAGGATGCTTCTTCGTCTATAGAACAGACTAAGACTTCTATCTTACAGACTGTATCAGAGAACTATTACAGTGCCTCTGACGGCAAAAACCTTGCTTCTACTGTATCTACCATTCAGCAGACAACAGAAAGCATTCAGATGAATTTCGTCAAGAAAGAGGACTTTACATCCCTTTCTGACAAGGTTTCAAACAATCAGACTCAGCTGAATACCTATATCAGATTCAATGCAGAAGGAATCGAGATTGGTAAACAGGATTCAGAATTCAAAACAAAGCAGACAAACAGCAAGTACTCTATTCTTCAGAACAATGACGAAGTAGCGTATTTCGCTAATAACAGAATGTATAACTCTAACATCGAGGTTTCTAGTTCCTTGAGAATCGGAAATTTCGGATTCATTGTTAATAGCGATGGATCATTAACATTTAAGAAAGTAGGTGGTGACTGATGGCAACAAGCGCATCATGCAGTGCAACTTTTGGTGGTGGCAATGGTAATGTCACAATGACAATGACACGAACAAGTGTCAACGTTGACGGAAACTATGATTTGTGGACTGCTACACTGACAAAGTATTATAAGTATACTATCAATTCTAGTGCCACAAAGTATGGCTCTATGTGGGCAAATGGTGTCCTTATATGGTCGGGTGGAGTGACTATCGGAGGCAGTGGAACAAAGACACTTGCGACAGTTACGAATATTAAGATTCCACACGACAGCAATGGTGGCAAGCATTTTGATTTCTCATTCTCACAGGAACTTAAAGTTACATTATCCGGTAATTATGTCGGCAGTGTGTCTGCTTCGGGTGGTATCGACTGCGATGTCATTCCTAGAGCAACCAAGCCTTACTGTTCTCCAACCTCTGTATATTTTGGCAACAGTGTCACAATCAAGACGCCTAGAGCATCATCTGATTTCGGACATGTAATAACGTACAGCTTTTATGATAAGACTGAACAGATTGCTGATAATCAGTGGAATGATGAATTCAAATGGACAGTTCCAACTTCGCTGATTAATAAGATGCCTAATACTTCACAGGCCTATATTTGTTTCAGAGTAGATACATACAGTCGTTCCGGAAATTTTATCGGTAGTAATTACTGCACCTTGGATGTTGTACTTCCATCGGGTTATGGACCAGCTGTTACAGGTATCACATACACTAATGAAGATTCTGGTATCGCAAAAAGATTCGGTGCTTCAACGATTATTCAAGGCGTTTCGAAAGTCAAATGTAATGTATCTGCTACGTCGAAGAATGGTGCTACAATCACTTACTATCAGAATGAAATTGACGGGCAGAGTATTCCTGGTCCTAACAGTTTCTTTACAACACAGCCACTCAAATCTTCTGGTACTGTTGTTTTAAAATCGACAGTTACGGATTCGAGAGGGCAGAAGGCTACACTGTCAAAGAATATCAGTGTTACAGAATGGCATTCACCGACAGTAAAGAATGTGAGTGCTCAGCGCTGGAATGTAACATCCAATAAAGCTGATGATGAAGGTACGGCAGTTAAGATCACTTATTCATTCTCTATTGCACCTGTTAACAGTAAGAATGATAAGAATGTCATGATTCAGTATAAGAACGGTGAGACGTGGACTACTCTTGCAACCTACACTAATTCATATAGTGGCGAGAATAAGGTATATATATCATCTGCTGGTAAATTCAGTACAGATAATGCCTATTCGTTCAGAGTGCTTGTTAAGGATTATTTCACAACAGGTGGCGTTGCATCTTATGCTGCAATTGCGCCATCATTCAAACTCTTGGATTTTTCTGCTGACGGTCGAGGAATAGGAGTTGGGTGCAAGGCAGAGACTGGGAAATTAAAGGTAGATATGCCTCTTGAAACACAGTCATATAACGGCTATGTATTTGATTTTGAGACTCAGAACCAAATAGATACATGGGTGCTTGTAAAGAAAGATGAGAAAATACAGCACTTATGGATTGGCTGGTCTGATTGGATCTCTTGTGGAACTAACGGATGTGGTGTCACTCTTAAATATAGATATAATGAGGCCTTGAGACTTTGTGAATTGAACTGGGATGGTTCGGTAAATGCTACAATCGCAAACAACACCATGGGCTACATGTGGGAAGGTTTTCCAGTTGATAAATCGCCAAAGAAGAATGTATTTATTCCTGTACAGACGCAGAGTTCCGATTTAACATTGAGGTTTTACCCTGTCACAAATGATGTAACAAAGAACCATTGGACACTGACAGCCATGCACGGAACAGTATCAAGAGCATATGTGTGCGGCACATTTATTTACTCATACGCTTAAAAAGGAGAAAAGAAAGAATGAAATTATACGACACATCATTAAAATATATGGATGCGATTAACGCAATCGGAGGCACTATTGTAGCAGTATTGACTGCTGCATTAGGCACACATTGGTTTTTATTCGTGGGCTTTCTAACATTGAACATCATTGATTATATTACAGGAATCAGAAAGTCACGTTTAACAGGAAAAGAGAATTCTGCAAAGGGAGTTAAGGGTGTTTGGAAGAAACTAGGCTACTGGCTAATGGTACTAGTTGCTTTCTTAGCGTCTGCAATCTTCATCGAGATCGGACAGACTATCAATGTTGACTTGACTATCACTACATACATAGGCTGGTTCACACTAGCATCTCTCATTATCAATGAATTAAGAAGCATCATTGAGAACTTCGTGGAAGCCGGAGACAACGTACCATCTGTTTTAACTAAAGGCTTAGAAGTGGCTGAAAATGCTATTAACAAAGGAGAATAATTATGGAATTACAGGACACTATTGAACTTATGAACAGTGCTGAATATAAAGATAGATTTAAAGCGGAGTACTGGCAGGCTAAAATCAGATATGACAAGTTAGATGATATGACTGTCAAATACGAGGCTCGTACGTTGACATTTATCCCTAAATGCTCATTAGAACTCTTAAAAGAGCAGAAAAAGCATTTAGGAAATTATATTCGTACTCTTAAGATTAGAGCGGAAATCGAAGGAATTGAATTATAGATATCGTTGTGAGAGGACACACGCGCCTCTCATTTTATTTTATGAAAGAGGGTAAAGTATGAGTTATATTTTTAAGATAAATATTGCAAACAAACAAAATTACGGTGGCGTTAGAGCACTAAACACTATTAGATATTTAGTTTTTCATTACACAGGAAACGACGGAGATTCCGACGAAAGCAACGGAAAGCATTTTCATAATCACATTGTAAAGGCATCTGCACATTACTTTGTGGATGATGATAGCGTTACACAGTCAGTACCCGATAATTACATTGCATACTCTGTAGGTGGCAAATGTCAGTCAAGCCATCATCCATTATACAAAGTATGCACTAACTCTAACTCAATCAGCATCGAAATGTGCGACTGCTTTAAAAACGGACTAGTCGAGATCACTGACAAAACAATTGAAAATGCGATTGAGTTGGGCAAAGTGTTAATGAAAAAATACAATATTTCAATTGATCATGTCATCCGTCATTATGATGTAAATGGCAAGGCGTGTCCTAATTGTAACGGGCTACTAAATGATGCAACTTGGAACGCATTTAAAAGTCGTTTAACTGGGACACCGGTAACCAATACTGTGCCTAATTCGAAACCTTCGGAAACACCATCTAAGCCATCAAGTTACGATCAATGGGTGGCTGATTTACAAGCAGAATTAAATAGACAGTATAGTACTGGTTTAGCCGTAGATGGATTGAAGGGTCCAAAAACCTTAGCGGCATGTCCACTTGTGAAAAAAGGTGCTAGAGGTAACATCACTAGACTCATTCAGAAACGTTTGAATTCTGTAGGATTCCACCTCTCAACCGATGGAATTTTTGGAAGTGGCACATATAACGCAGTAAATGTATTTCAAAAAAATAGAGGGCTTTATCAGGACGGGAAAGTTGGAAAAAAGACATGGGATTGGTTATTAAAAGGAACTAAGATGTAGGTAAGAGAAAAGACCAGGGCTTAATTGCTCTGGTCCTTTTTTGCGTTCTCAATATCTTCTCTGATAAGCTTCTTAATGTATCCCATTTTAGAATCAACACTATCAAGTTTTTCTAGAATGTCTGCATCTGTTTTTTTATTGAATGCAAGATTGACACATTTCGTCATCTTCTTAGCATAGTTTGTGCTAGCTTTCTTCTGCGCTTCAGTTGACATGATTTGATCCTCCTTAGAATAATTTTGAAATTAAGAATACCAATACGGCAATAAGTCCAATCAATTCAATGACTTTTAAAATTATTTTTTTCATTGTCTTCTTTGAAAAGTGGTATATAATAGTAGTGAGGAGAGAGGACAAGCCTCTCAACTCGTTTATTTCACTAGATTGATTAGGATTAGAATCCATCCCAATATTGAGATGATTTTAATCACTAGCGCTTCGAATAGGTCCAATATTCGAAGCATTTTTTTTAACTTCTTTTCCACTTTTCTTACCTCCTTTCTTGATTATAGTATATCATAAAATTATACATATGTCAATATATATTGATATATGTATGGATATATTATATAAAAATGTCAGTAAACAATGATAGATTTTGTGTTTTAATCATGTTGTTTCTAACACTCAAAATGAGCGTTAGAACTTATCAAAAAATAAAAAAATGGCTTATTAAGCCATAAAATTAGAATCATAAGTGAGCGTTAAATAAGTGTTAGAATGAGCGTTATAAATATATGATGCGCCACAAAGAATGTACTAAACTAGTAACAAATCAGTAACAAGGGGCAAAAAGTCTAGGAAACAAGCCAATTTTAACATCATATACAAATGTTTCATAATAATTTTCCTCCTGTATTTATGCGGTTTTTTAGGGGTTTGAAACACTATGAAAGCGTAAACTAGTAACAAATCAGTAACAAGAAAACCGTTTAGAGTGCTTCAACCGCTAACACAATAAGTATATCATAAACCTCTCAAAATTTAATCTTATTTATCTCTGTCCACAACTTATTTTTTGAGGCATTAGTATAGATATCAAAAGTGATATCATTCAGTTTGTGCCCAAGAACCTTCTTACGTATATAAATATCAATATTGTAAAGCTGACAAAGAGAAGCAAAAGTATCTCTTGTATCATGCATCTTGTGGTTCATGCCTAGCTGATCATTGAGGGCATAGAGTACGGTCATGTAAAACCATGTGCGCTTAGAATCAAATAATCTCTCTTTCTTATTAATCAGTTCATCAATGACATACTGCTTGATTCCTTCATGAATCGGAATGATTCTGTTTCTTCCGGCTTCAGTCTTAGAACCGGTAATGATATAACTGATTTTTCTTTCTACTCCGTCATCATTGCAAGGCTCATCTATATGTATCTGTTTTCTATCAAGTGAG